GACTTGGGTGTCTCAATGACTTTCAACATCAGTGATGTTCGAGTACAGAGCGCCCTGCAGAATCTGTCGTTTACCTTTGCCGATTTGGTGAACCGTACAACACAGGAACAATTACGAATCACCTTGAGCGAAGCAATATCCGAAGGTGAGGGCATTGGCAAGATAAAGAAGCGAGTGCAGGAAGTTTTCAAGGATACGGTGCGAGGCGAAGCCCCCAGAGCGAGGATGATAGCTCGGACGGAAATCATTTCAGTGACGAATGCAGGAACGAAGGAGGCTTATCGTCAGTCGGGAGTTGTCAAAGAGAAGGAATGGTTGTCAAGTAGAGACAATCGAGTAAGAGAGACACACGCCGCCGCTGATGGTCAGCAGGTAGCACTTGATAAAGCGTTTTCTGTTGGTGGAACATCGCTTGATTATCCAGGTGACCCGAACGCCCCGCCACAGGAGAGGATAAATTGTAGATGTACGATGTTGGCTGTTTTGAAGGAATAAACGGAGCGATGTAGATGGAGGTATCTGTAGAATGAATTTAGCTGATAGAATCAAAACCCAGACGGGGCTTTCTCCTGAAGATGCGTTAGAGCAGGGAAAATATATCATCAAGGCAACCCGCAAGATAAAGGGGATTGACGAAGAAAAGAACCAGATAACGATAACGATAAATGACAATTCGGTTGACCGTGATGGTGATATTGTTAAGCCTTCTTCATTTAAAGGCCATCTTGATTGGTACTTGGACAATCCTGTGGTTCTTTTTGCGCATAATCATAGGGAGCCGCCCATTGCTAAAATGGTTGATTATACTCTGACTGATGATAAATTTGTAGCGGTTGACCAGTTTGCTGTTGATGAATATGAATTTGCTGCTACCTGCTGGAAACTCTGCGCCGGTGGATATATGAAATCAGCTTCAGTCGGATTTATTCCAGAGGGATGGGAAGACCCACAGGACGATGATAGGCCGTCGGGCTTGGAAGGGATAATTTATACCAAGTGCGAACTTCTTGAGCATTCCATCCTTCCTATTGGTAGTAACCGCAATGCCCTCATAAAGATATATCAGAAGACTAAGGGGCATTGGGATCCAGTAGTCTCAAAGATGATTGAGAAACTCATCGAACAGCCTCTAAAATTGAAATGCGGGCATAAGGTGGTTTATGATGCCGATGGTAATGTAATTGAACCGTGTCCAATCTGTGATGGAATGCCCCAAAGTTGGTCAGCGGTGAAGGATACTTCCATCCTTACAACGCCAGCGGAGATTTTGGCATGGACAACGGGCATAGGCACATATTCAACTAACGGACGCAATAAAGCAGAAAATGATAAAGTAGCCCCGAATGGCACTTTTGACGCTGCCGAAGAGGAGGAGGATGATAAAATGCAGTCAGAGAAGGAAGAGAAAGAAGCGATTAGTATTACCAATTTTGAAAAAGCGATAGAAGCGTTGGAGGCGACACAGGCGACGATAGGTGAGATATTTGGTGGGATAAGAGACTTGCTGACTGGTATAAAGGAAAATATTCAAGGAGAGCAGGTTGAGCCTCTCTCCGCTGAATCTGACGAAGACGACACACACTTAGAAACGACAGAAGAGCCGAACAAGGAAGAAGAATTAGAGCCGGATGAATCGGTGGAAACAGGGGAGACTGCTGAAGAGACCACAGGGGAGACGGAAAACTCATCCGGGGATGATGACAGGGTTGCACATTTGATGGCGTCAGTTGAGGAACTCAAGAGCAAATTGGAGGAGTAAAAAGAGTTTGGGGGAGTACAAATACCGGAGGGAGGCCGGCATGTGGTAGGTGAAAGTAGATGCCGGACATAACTGTAGAGCAATTCACAACCATCGAACAGACAATCAGCACGTTGAATGAAAGATTAGATGGTTTGAAGGGCATGGCAGAGAGGATGGAGGCTGTTGAGAAACAGCTTGAGGATGCGCAGAGAATTATTGCGGTAAACAAAAAAAGGGACATCTCGCATTACAATGAAGAAGAGGCTTGGGGCGTAAAGAGCGTTTTGGATATTCCCGAAGGGTTGACTGCAAAGGGAGTGCATGAAAATGTCGTCGTTAAATCTCCTGGCGATAGCGAAATCATCAAGGGATTTCAAACGATAAATGATGATGTTTTTATCCTGGCGAGGTTATTGGGAAAAGATGTTGGCGAATTGGCCTATTGGGATAAGCCTCATCGACAATTGACCGGGCTGACCCCCAGGCAATTTACAGAAAAGACAGGATTGGGAAAAGCCTTGAATACGGCAAATGGCTCCGGAGGAAACTGGGTTCCCCAAGGCTGGGGCGATGAAATGCTGACGGATTACCGGCAACAACTCTTGGTTGAAGATGTGTTTCAATCGTTTGATATGCCACAAGACCCATTCAATTATCCGTTCCAGGATGCTGGTGGCATCACGATTTATCTGCGACAGGAACCGACGGAAGATGAAGCCAGCAAGATAACAGCGAGCCAGCCGTCAGATGATAACATTCAATTCAGCACGATTGAATTGGCTGCAAGAATCGTATATAGTCGGAAGTTGGAAGAGGATGCACTGACATTTTGGCTGCCGGAGTTGAAAAAAGGGATTACTCGCAGAATGGCGGAAGCAATGGAAGATGCCATTGAAAATGGCGATGTAACGGCTACTCACATGGATTCCGATGTTGTTTTGGGTAGAGACCATCGTAAGGCGTGGAAAGGGCTGCGAAAGTGGGCGAATGTCGAATCAACCGAATACGACGTGACAACCGGTGATTCGTCATTCCAGGCGAGTTCTGGAATGCAGGTGCAGGCGAAGATGACAGGTGGCTATGGTGTGCCTTCGGCAGAAGGTTGTTGGATAATTGGAAACACTCCGTACATCAAGGCAAGAGCCTTTGACGAATTTGAAACCTTTGACAAAGCTGGTGCCCGAGCGACGATTTTCAGCGGACAGATAGCTATGTGGTATGGTTGGCCGGTGATTGTATCCCCGAAGATCCGAGAAGATTTGAATTCATCTGGTGTCTATCAATCTGGTCAAACAAAAAGTGAATTCCTCGGTGTTCATCATCCATCTTTCCGAATCGGTTATCGGCGAGAAGAGGATATAGAAACCGATAGGGACATTGAAACCGGACAAAATATCATCGTGGCGACTATGCGGGCGCATTTCAGAGCTACACGACCGACTGGTCAGAAGATTGTTGCCGCAGGCATAAATGTTTAAGCCAATATAAGGAGGTTTAATTCTTATGGCACTCCCACAAGGATACTTAGCGACAAGCAATCAAGTAAGCATAGGTGAAGCGACGGCGGTGACTTTGGCAACAAGCGCGTCAAGTTGGTATGCGATATTAAAAGCCGACAGGGATATTGAGGTAAAACAGGCTGGTTTTTACATTGGTTATCCGACGGTTCAAGATGCAGCAGCGCCAGCGTCGTCATATACCAAAGTGGAACTATGGAATATTACCCAAGCGACCAAGATAGCGGAGTCATCCGTTCTCGGTCAAGGATACGCAACGCAGATACTTCCGGGAGGATATGTGACCATCGCAACTGAAGCAGGGATTGATGATTTAGGTAACTCCGAGGCATCGGCGAACGATGTTATCGGACTGAAATTTTCATTTACCAATAAGGGTGCGACTGCGGGGTTCCCCGATGCGGTAGCTCACATTAGGTATTCGGTTATAGATTAAACTTTTGGGGAGGAAAGCATGTCACGATTTTTTAGATTAGAAGCCAAGCATCATAATTGCATAAAATGGACATTGCGACAAGGGGAGATTACACCAGCCGTTGATGACAGGACTGCCACTCAAATCGAAGCCTTCCCTACCGATTTTTGGACTGAGGTTTTCAAATGTCAATCATGCGAGAGGTATGTCGAGATTGAAGAATCGCAATGCCTCTCTTGTCGCAGTCAGGTTGATATGTCCCAATCAGTGAAAGATTTGCTACCCATTTTAAAGCAGTTGAAAAGTGACTTGGGTAGTGACTGGGATGCCACAAGGCAACAACTCTATGAGAAGGAAGAGCAAGGCGAAAATCGTGATACAATCCTCAACTTTTTGAAGGAGTAATAGAGAATGGCAGCGGGGAGATGGGGCACTGGGAAAGAGGGCACTGGGGAAATGGAGCAATGGGGCACTGGGGCGCTGGGGCACTGGGGCACTGGGGCACTGGGAAAGAGGGCACTGGGGAAATGGAGCAATGGGGCACTGGGGCACTGGGGCAAAAGACTAAGACTTTTGGGTTTTGTTTTTGCCCCAACGCTCCAACGCTCCAATGCTCCAATGCCCGCTTTCCCAACGCTCCAACGCTCCAACGCCCGCTTTCCCAATGCTCCAACGCCCCAACGCTCCAATACACTGAAGGACCTGACCATCACCCTGACACATGGCGCTGGTGGTACAGGCGCAAACATCGAATTTTGGGGCGGCTGGTTAGAGTATGTTGGAAATCAATAGGGGTTTATAGAATATGGCTGTATCTGATTTTGCACTTGCAACGCTAAATGAAGTAAAAACCTGGCTCAACATCACAACATCGAATGCTACCCGTGATACTTTCATTGAGGGTTTGATAGAAGATGTCACAGCAGACATTGAAGGACATACCGGGCGTGAATTCGTCGGTCGCATGTATACGGAATATTACGAAGGTGATGGCACTGGCAGCCTATTTGTCAATCATCGTCCGCTGAATGCGGTTAGCACACTCATTGATGACCCGGAGCGTGAATGGGATGATACAACAGAAATCATTGAGCGGGATGACTATATGATTTATCGTGAGCAAGGCAAAATACAGTTATACAATGATGAATCGACATTCAACTTCCCTGATGGAGGGCAGAATGTCAAGGTTGAATATCATGGGGGATACAGCCTCCTAACAATCAATCTCAATCAAAATGACCGCCTTGATTTTGACCATGGCGGGAGTGAGATGTCGATACAGATACCCAGGGGTGAGTACGATTGCTCTGCCCTCGCATCAAAGATTATGACGCTGATGAACGATGCAGCGGGTACGTCGTATCATGCTTGCGAGTTCAATGGGACGACGGAAAAGTATACCATCGCCCTCGCCACCAGTGCTGTGGCGACGCTGAATCTTAACTTCGCTGGTGGCGCAAACAGTGCTTACAGCATGGCGACACTATTAGGATGGGTGAAAGCAGACCAATCAGGGGCGACGAC